TCTGGTCCATGCCCATGTAGGAGATAGAGGGCCGCCCCCATTCGTTCTGGCCGATGCCGGGGCTGATATAGTAGAGCTTGCGCCCGGAGGGGAGCCGGATGGTGAGGCAGTCAGTGCCGTTGTCATAGTCGTACTCACGGGCCAGCAGCAGGCCGTTGACGCCGGTACTGCCGCCCTCGGTGATGACCTGGACAGCGGCATTGTCCATGGAATACCACAAGTCACGGATGCGCTTGTTGGCCTCCCGCCAGCGGCTCACGATGTCCGGGAGCTCCTCCTCGGTGAGGCCCATGTCCAGGGCTCCCATGGTGATGAGGGCCCCGGTGCTGCCCTGGT